GCCATGCCGGGTTCGCTGGCGGCATGGCGCAGCAATTCATCCTGCGACACGCCGAGAAAGGCGGAGGCCTGCGCCGCCTCCAACAGCTTCATCTGACGATCGCCCTTCAGCATGCGCGAGACCGCCGACGGCGCCAGCCTAAGATGGCGGGCAAGATCGGCCTGCGAGGCGCCGGCCCGATCGAGGGCGGCGAGAAACCACGCGGTATCCATTTTGACTCCAGTCGCAATTGCCGCATTGACATTTGGCTACGGGTAATATATACATGCAATGCTCTAATAGCAAGCATTAATTCAGCTGGGGGTGACGATGGGCGGCGAGGGCGACGGAGATCTCGGCTGCGCCTATCTCCTCGACGGGGCTGGCGGCCGCGCCGGCCGCTGCGGCTGCGAGCGGCGGCCGGGCTCGTCTTATTGCGTCGAACACCATGCGCTCTGTCATCTCCCGCGCGGCAGCGCGGCGGAACGTCGCGAGCTCGAGCAGGTGGAAGCATTGGCGACGATCGTCGGTGGCCGCCAGGGCCGGCCGTCGCGCGATTCTCCCCCGGCGGTGCTGCACCGCCTCGACCGGCTCAGCCGGCTTTTTTTACGCCCACATCGTTCACGAAATGTTCCAGGAGCGGCCATGCCCAAGCACGCAGCATCCAAACCCGAGACGCCGGCTGCCGCGGATCTGGGCCCGACCCCGGAGCGCCACCGGCAGGGCCGCGTCGAGCGGTTGGCGCAGCCGATCGCCGACGCCGCCGGCCATCCCGCCCAGCCCTATCGCGCGGTCGACACGCTGGTGGTCATGGAGCGGCGCGGTTCGATTTCCGCCGGGATGCGCCAGGCCGGCGAGGATTTCCGGGCCCGCTTCGCGGTGGCGCAGCTCGACCCGTTGCGCGCCATCGATCTGTCGCATCTGCGCATCGCCGAGCCCCGGCTGCGCCGCGACAATGACGGCCCGGGGTCGCGCATCGAGGCCGCCCGCGGCACGGTGTGGCGCGCCATTCAGGCGGTCGGCGGCATCGCCTCGCCGGCCGGGTCGTGTCTCTGGCATGTACTCGGCTGGCAGCAGTCGCTGAAGGAATGGGCCCAGGGGCAGGGCTGGAGCGGCCGGCGGGTCAGCCAGGAAGCGGCCTCCGGCATATTGATTGCCGCGCTCGGCGCGCTCGAAACGCATCTCGGTTATCATCGCATTTTGCGGAAGAACGATTTTTCTGTTGACAAATCCGGATTGATCTGATACAAATCAGGCACACTGGAAAAATTGGGCACGGCGATGACAGAGCGGGATCAGCGCTTTGGCGGCGGGTCGGCGCATGCCGGCCTGCCGGTGGTTGAGGAGGTTGCGGCGCGCGCCGCGCGCCTCGGCATCACCCCCGAGCGGATCATCGAGGAACTTCGCGCGATTGCCTTCGCCGATATCACGCGCATCGTCAGTTGGGACACCGAAAAACTGACGATGACCGCGTCCAGCGAACTGCCGAAAACCGATGCGGCCGCGATTGCCGAGATCATCGCGTCGGCGAAAGACCAGAAGATCTACCGAGTGAAATTGCACGACAAGACGCCGGCACTGGCGTTGCTGACCCGCATTTTGGAGAAGTTCACGAACCAGGATGAGCAAGTGGACAATGATGCGGACGGCGCGCGCGAGTTTCTTATACAGGAGCTTGACCGCCTCGCTGCCGAAGGAGGAGATGCAGCAGACGATCCGGGAGCTGGGCGATGAAGCGGTAATAAGGCTATATCGCCACTGGTATTTCCCTGGGGCCCGACGGGCGCAAATACCGCCGCTTGGCGACTGGCGGGTCTGGCTCCTGTTGGCCGGGCGCGGCTTCGGCAAGACCCGCACCGGCGCCGAATTCGTTCGGGCATGTGTCAAGGAGCGTCTCGCGCGACGGATCGCGCTGGTCGCGCCGACCGCGCTCGACGCCCGCGCCGTCATGGTCGAGGGCGAGAGCGGTCTCCTCTCGGTCGGCCCGCTTGGCGAACGGCCGCATTACGAGCCCTCGTTGCATCGCCTGACCTGGCCGAATGGTGCGGTCGCGACATTGTTCTCGGCCGACGAGCCGAACCGGCTGCGCGGTCCGCAGCACGATCTCGCCTGGTGCGACGAGCTGGCCGCCTGGCGCTACCCGGCGGCCTGGGACATGCTGATGTTCGGCTTGCGCCTCGGCGAGGATCCGCGCGTCGTCGTGACCACGACGCCGCGGCCGATCAAGTTGATCCGTGAGCTGTTGGCCGACCCGAAGGTCGTCGTGACCCGCGGCCGGACGATCGAGAACCGGGAGCATCTGGCGCCGGCCTTTCTCGAGCAGATCGTCCGCCGCTACGAGGGCACCCGCCTCGGCCGCCAGGAGCTCGACGGCGAGATCCTCGACGACATGCCGGGCGCCTTGTGGAACCACAGCCTCATCGATGCGGCCCGCGTTTCGGCGGCGCCGGACCTCGCCCGCCCCGAACTGACGCGAATCGTCGTCGCGATCGATCCGGCGGTCAGTTCCGGCGAGCACAGCGACGAGACCGGCATCGTCGTCGCCGGCAAAAACAACGAGGGCCACGGCTATGTGCTTGCCGATCTCTCGGGCCGTTACCGCCCGGCCGAATGGGCCAAGGCGGCGATCAGCGCATACCGGGAGCATCGCGCCGACCGCATCGTCGCCGAAGTCAACAATGGCGGCGAGATGGTCGAGGCGACGTTGCGCATGATCGACCCGAATGTGCCCTACGCCGCGGTCCATGCCGCGCGCGGCAAGGTCGCGCGCGCCGAGCCGGTGGCCATGCTCTACGAGCAGGGCCGCATCCATCATCTCGGCGCCCTGCCGCAGCTCGAAGACCAGATGTGCGCCTTCAGCCCAGGAGCGCATGGCGATTTCGATCGCGATGCCGCCGGCTATTCGCCCGACCGGGTCGACGCCCTCGTCTGGGCCTTGAGCGAATTGTTCGTCGAGCCGATGGCCGGCGCCGGCATGTACGAAGCCTACCGTCGGGTCGCCGAGGAGCAGCCGACAGAGTGAGCGACCCGCGCGCAAAGCGCGCAAAAGAACGTTACCGCGGAGCACGCGGAGGCCTCGCAAAGGAACGCGAAGGCGATGCCGCGGCTGAAGCGCCATCACGTCCTTTGCGTGTCCTCCGTGCCCTCTGCGTTAAAGCGTTTATTTCTCGCTGTCTAACCGTCTCACTGTGAATTTATCGGAGACCCAATGACATTGCTCGTCAAAGACGCCAACACCAGTGTGCAGTCGCTGTCGACCGTCATCGACGGCAATGGCAGCCTCGTGCCGCTGCACGCGCCGGCCGCTGCCAATGCGCAGGGCGTGGCGAGCCCGGTCGGGCCGCAGAACCCGCTGCCGGTCGTCAACACCGTTGGGGTCGCAGCAAGCGATGGCAGCGGCACCGTGGCGGCCGGTGGCAGCGCGCAGACCCTGTTCGGCGGCACGGTGCCGGTGAACGGGTTCATCGTGCAGAACAATTCGTCGGCGGCCTTGTGGATCAGCGATGTCGGCGCCGCCTCGGCGGGCGGCGCCTCGATCCAGATCGCCGCCAATGGCGGGGTCTTCGCCACCCCGTCCGGCTACAAGCCGGCCGGCGCGGTCAGCCTTTACGGCATGACCACCGGCCAGGCCTTCGCCGCCCGCCGCTGGTGATGACAATGCTCACGGTCAAGCAGCCGCTGCTGCATGCGCAACCAGCGTCCTTCGAGACGTGCTCCGGGGTTCGCCGGAGCACTCCTCAGGATGAGGATATGTTGCTGATGGCATTAGCGAAAAACCTCATCCTGAGGAGGCCGCGCAGCGGCCGTCTCGAAGGACGCAGGGCGCCGATCCAGCCCTCCGACACCAAAGCGTGTCGTTATGTCGATGCGCTGATCGCCGCGCTGGCGGCCCTGGCGATCTGTTTCACCGCCTGGGGCGCGCTGGCGCAATCGCCGGGCAATTTCTCGACGCTGTCGACCACCGGCACCGCGACCCTCAACGGCGACGTGCTGATGTGCTCGGGTCGGCCTTGGCTTGACGTACGCTGTAACGGCGCGGTCGGCGACGGCAGCCATGACGACACCAGCGCGATCCAGGCCGCGATCAACACCGCGGTCACCAGCAACTGGCCGCTCAACATTCCGGCCGGCACCTATAAAGTGACCAGCCGGATCACGATCGACTACGCCGGCCAGGCCGGCAATGGTTTCCGGCTGATCTCGCACGGCGCAACCCTGGACGGCCGCACGATCGCCTCGGGCGCCGTGCTCCAAATCCAATGCTCCGGCGGCACCCCGGCGAGCCCGGCCAACTGCTTCTACTTTCGCCAGGAAGGCACCCTGTTCGTCACCGCCAACACCCCGGGTTACGCGGTGCGGGTCGGCCTCGCCGATTTCTCCGACGCGCATAATTCACTGAAGCTCGACCACCTCCTCGTCAACAATGCCTCAACCGCCTCCGCCGCCGGCGCCCTCCAGCTCAATTACGTGCTCGACAGCGACATCTTCGCGGTCGCCGACAGTGCCGGCGGCGCCGCCGGCATCGCCCTCGAACAGACGCAGTTCTCGCGGATCTCCGGCGCCGGCTCGGCGTCGGGCACCGGCGGCACCGCGCTCTTGCTCGAACAGGGCTACAATTTCGCCAACACGGTCTTCGCCTTCGACATGGAGAATGCGCCGACCTGTCTCGGCATCACCTTCAACCATGACGGGCAGAACAGCTTTGTCTCGCCCTATTTCGCCTGCACCACCGCGGTCAATGCGACGGCCAGCGCGCGCAATGTGCTGATCAACCCGACCTATGCCGGCAATGTCGTCAACCGCGGCCCGCAATCCACCGGCATCCAGATCGTCGGCACCGGCAGCTGGGCGCAGTGGCAGTTCCCCGTCGCCGCGACCTACACCGCCGGCGGCATCGACGACAAGACCATGCTGTCCTCATTCAACGCACCGGGCGCGTCCTTGGCGGTGACACTGCCGGCGCCAGGCGCGGTCGGCGCCGGCTGGTCGATGGGCTTTGCCACCGACAATGGCAAGGGGCTGAGTGTCACCGCGCCGTCCGGCACAATCCTGGCGGGCGGCAAGTCGCTGAGTACGGTGACGCTCGGCCCGGGCAATTACGAATACCTGCAAGTACAATCCGACGGCAACAACTTCCGGGTCACCGCCGGCACCCGCAACACCTTGGCGACCAACGGCATGCAGAGCCGCGACTGGCCCGGCAACTGGCTCTACCCGTCGACCCCCGGCTACGCCGCGAGTCTGGCCGACAACGGCAATGTGCTGTCGAGCTACAACACTGCGAGCGGGCTGACCGTCACCTTGCCGTCGACCACCAGCCTGCCCTCGGGCTGGTCGATCGGCCTGGCGACCGACCAGGGCAAAGGTGTCACCGTTCAGGTCAACGCCACCAATGGCGGCCATATCCTCTACCCGCTGGCCAATGCCGCGGCGCAGACCTCGCTGATCCTGGCCGGAAATCTCTACGAATACCTGACGCTGCAATATGACGGCGGCGGCAATTTCCGGGTCGAGCAGGTGACGCCGGCGACCGCGCAGCAGCTGGGCCTGGCCGGCACCGCCGGCCTGTCGCGCTGGCTGTTCCCGTCGGCCAGCGGCTACACCGCCAGCGTCACGGACAATGGCGCGGCGATCTCGGCCTATAATTCGCCGCTCCCTTATCTGACCGTGACCCTGCCGTCGGTCACCGCGATCAACCCGGGCTGGACGTTGGCGATCGCCAATGACAACGGCAAGCTCGCCGCGTTGCAGGTCAACGCCACCAATGGCGGCCATATCCTCTATCCCGGCAGCGGCGCGATGACCTCCTCGCTGCAATTGGCATCCGGCAATTACGAGCTGGCGGTCGTCGAGTTCGATGGCGCCAATTTCCGCCTGCTGCAGGTGACGCCGGCCAGCGCCGCGTCGATCGGCATGACCGGCGGCACCTGCCTCGCCCGGTGGAGCTTCCCGGCGGTCAGCAGCTACGCCGCCGGCGCGGCCGATTGCGGCCTCTCGCTGTCGAACTACAATTCGCCGATCAGCAGCCTGACCGTCACCCTGCCCCCGACCACCGCGATCGCCGCCGGCTGGTCGATGGGCTTCGCCTCGGATAACGGCAAGAGCCTGACCGTGCAGGTCAATGCCACCAGCGGCGGCACGATCCTGTTGCCCGGCACGCGCGGCGCGCAGAGCTCGCTGACCCTGTACCATCAGAATTACGAGCAGCTCGTACTGCAGTTCGACGGCAGCAATTTCCGGGTGGTCACGACAAGCCCGGCCACCGCTTCCGCCAACGGCATGTTCCCGGCCATCGCCACGCCGGCGACCAGTTCCGCCGCCTGCCAGACCGGCCAGATCGAGTTCGATAGCAACTACCTCTACGCCTGCACCGCGCCCAACACCTGGAAGCGCACCGCCTGGAGCAGTTTCTAATCAGCCAGCCGAGAAGCGGCCAAAAACCCTTTAACGCAAAGGCCGCGATGGATGCGCAAAGGACGCAAAGGCGCTTGAGCAGCTCCGATGCCTTCGCGTCCTCCGCGTGACCTTTGCGTCCTTCGCGTTAAAGCGATTTCTTTTTTCACCACCACCGGAGTTTGAATGATGCCCGAAGGCGGCACCCGCACGCCCCTCACTGCCTCCTACAGCTGGGGCCAGTCCGGGCTCGAGGCGCAGTTCGCCAGCGTGTTCCAGCCGGGCCAGGGCATCTTCTCGCCCGGCTATCCCTTGGCCCCGCCGGAACCCGAACGCCTCCGCGTCTGGGACTTCCCGGTCGGCGTCAACACGATCTACACGCCGCGCGCCTCTGAGCCGGTGTCGTTCGCCGAATTGCGCGCGCTGGCCGAGGCGCACGACATCACCCGCCTGGCGATCGAGACCAGGAAGGACCAGCTGGAAAAGCTCGATTGGACGATCAAACCGCGCAACGCCAAGCGGCCGGCCGCCGATGCCGCCGCGCGCGGCGACCGCCTCGCCCGGTTCTGGAACCGGCCCGATGGCGAGCGGCCCTTCGCCACCTGGCTGCGCGAACTCGTCGAGGACCTCTTGGTGCTCGACGCGCCGGCGCTCGAAATCCGCCATAACCGCGGCGGGGACATCATCGGTCTCGACGTCGTCGACGGCGCCACGATCAAACTGCTGGTCGACGACACCGGCCGCCGTCCGAAACCGCCGGCGCCGGCCTTCGAGCAGGTGATCCACGGCCGGCCGTGGAAATTGCTGACCTCGGACGACCTCCTCTACCTGCCGCGCAACCCGCGGCCGCACAAGGCCTACGGCTTCGGCCCGGTCGAGCAGATCGTGATGACCGTCAACATCGCTTTGCGCCGCCAGGCGATGCAGCTGCACCATTTCACCGAGGGCAATGTACCACCCGGCCTGTTGAACGCGCCCGACGGCTGGAGTCCCGAACAGATCCGCCAGTTCCAGGAATGGTTCGACAGCGTCCTGGCCGGCAACACCGCCTCGCGCTCGCGCCTCGTCTGGGGCCCTTCCGGCACCAAATACCAGCCCTTCAAGGAGGCGCCCTACAAGGACGAGTTCGACGAGTGGCTGGCCCGCATCGTCTGCTACGCCTTCTCGTTGCCGGCCACGCCGTTCGTCCATCAGATCAACCGGGCGACCGCCGAGACCGCGCAGGAGGCCGCGCTGGCCGAGGGTCTGGCGCCGCTGATGGGCTGGGTCAAGCGCCTCGCCGACCATGTGATCCAGGACCGGATGGGGCATCGCGACCTCGAATTCGCCTGGGTCGATCTGCGCCCGGCCGACCCCGCCGAACAGGCCAGGATGCTCGACATCTACCTGCGCGACGGGGTCTACACGATCAACGAGGCGCGCGACATGCTCGGCTTCGACCCAATCCCCGGCGGCGAGACGCCGCGGATCTACGGCCGCGACGGCGCCGTCCCGCTCGTCGCCAGCTAACCGGCCCGCGCAGCGGGCCAGAAAACAGCAACGCCTTAACGCGAAGGGCGCAAAGGACACGCCGAGGGACGCGAAGGCGTCTCAGCCGTCGCAGCGCCATCGCGTCCTTTGCACATCCTTCGCGTCCTTTGCGTTGAAGTGTCTCTTTTCACTGCCTCACCGCCCGGCTGGTGAATTCTTTGGATTCGGCACATTCGAAACGTGGAGCCTGTTGATGCAAAAGTTACCTGCAGGACTGGCGGTGCTGGCGATGTTGGCGCTCGCCCCGATCGCGCACGGCGCGGAAATCGTCGCGCCGTCCAATGTGCCGATCAGGCAGACCGTCGTCACGCTCGCCGCCAACACCGACACCACCCTCGGGTCGAGCACCAGCCGCCGTTATCTGTGCCTGATGAATATCGGCACCGGGCTGCTGTCGCTGGGCTTCGACCAGGCGGCGGTGGCCGGTTCGGGCTGGGCCTTGGAGGGGGTGTCGGTGGCCGGACACCAGGGCGGGTCGATGTGCTGGGAAAGCGCGATCGTCACCGGCAGCGTGGTGCACGCGATCAGCGCCGCCGGCACCACCGTCGTCGTGTTGGAGGGCCGCTGATGGTCCGCATCCTCGCCCTGAGCCTCGCACTGGCGCTGGCTCCAACTCTGGCCTTCGCCGCCGCGCAACAGCCGCCCGGCATGGCGCCCGACGCCAGCAATGCGAGCACGCCGCAGGCCGCGCGTCTGAACCTCGGCTTGCACAAGAACGTCACCCCCGAGGATTACGGCGCCAAGGGCGACGACAGCAACGACGACACCAGCGCGATCACCAGCGCGGTGTCATCGGCGCTGACCAACGGTTACACGCTGTCGTTCCTGCACAAGACCTACAAGGTCACCGCGCAGATCACGATTGATGTCGGCACATCGCCGGTCAACCTGCAATCGGACGGCTTCAAGATCGTCACCCCGGATGGCGGGGTCGATCTCGACGGCCGCACGATCACCTCAGGGCCGACGCTGTCGATCCTGTGCACCAATTCGGGCAATGCCTGCAACAATCTGTGGATCGGACCGGGCCGCCTGACCGTCAAGGGCGCGAACGCCACCGGCCCGGTATTCCAGCTCGGCGCGGGCGATCTCAGCGACAGCTTTACGATGTCGCAGATCGATTATGTGATCTGCCAGCAATACGACGCATCGTCATCGACGACCGCGGCGGGTTGCAAGGTCAACAAGGTCGGCTCGTCGCGGCTGCGTCTCTTTGCACTCGGCGTCAACGCTTCGGACGGCACCACCTCCTCGGCCGCCGCCGGGATCGAGCTGGTCCAGCTCACCCAGAGCGACCTCGAGATCCAGTCCGGCTGGGGCGGCAACACCGGCAACGGCACGGCCCTCTTAATCTCCGGCGCCTCGGTCGGCAACACTGTGCTGGCCTTTTCCGGCGCCGCCGGCGGCACCACCGGAAAGTGCATCTCGATCACCTCGGCCAATGCCAAGAACAACACCTTCCTCAGCCCGTACCTCACCGGCTGCTACACCGGGATCAGCGCCACCGCCGGCGCCGGCAACCTGGTCGCCAACGGCAATTTTGTCGGCACCACGACGGCGATCGGCACCGATACCGGCCTCGCCGCCGGCCTCCTCTACAAGCCGCAGCTCTACGGCGCGATGTTCCAGAACGGCGTCTTGCCGAACACCAACTGCATCGGCGCCGGCATCGCCTTCGTCAGCTGCTTCGATGCCGGCGACAACACCCAGCAGCTCTTTGTCGATGGCACCGCCAAGGTCTATTTCGGGCTGTCCTCCGGCCATCGGCTGAAGATCTCGCCGAATGCCAGCGGCGGCCAGTTCGACCTCTCCGCCGTCGGCATGATGCAGGCCAGCCGCAGCCCGGCCCAGTCCGGCTCGATCAGCCGCCTCGGCACCGATTACTACCTGAACATCGACACCTCGGGTGGTGCGGTCGCGGTCACCCTGGAAGCCTCGCCGCAGACCGGCGCCACCGCGATCGTCCTCGACAAGACCGGCAACGCCGCGACGAACCCGATCACCATCACCCCGGCCGCCGGCAACATCGACGGCTCGGCGAACGTCACGATCAACACCGCCTATGGCTGGTGGTTCGGCTTTTACGACGGCGCCAAGTGGAAGACCGCCGCCCGCCAGCCCTTGGTGACCGCGAGCCAGGCGACGCCCTCTAACCCGACCGGCACCACCTCGACGACCGGCGTGATGACCGGGCTCGCCGGCTCGATCACCCCGACCGTCACTGGCCGCATCCTGGTCGTCATGTCGGGCGATGTGTTCAACGCGACCGCGATCGCCGACGGCGCCAAGCTGCAGCTCCGTACCGGCACCGGCACGGCCCCGACCAACGGCGCGGCGCTGACCGGCACCGCTTGCAGCGGCAACCTCAATTACGTCGCCTCGACGACCGCCGGCAAGGTGCCGTTCTCGGTCGCCTGCGTCGTTACCGGGCTGAGCCTTGGCACCGCGCTGTGGCTCGATCTCGGCCTCGCCGCGATCACCGGCGGCACCGCGACGATCGAGAATGTCGGGATCAGCGCCCACGAGATTTAGAAAACGCTTCAACGCAGAGGTCGCAGAGGTCTCGCAAAGAGCCTGCCCCGGACCCGATCCGGGGACGCGAAGGCGATTTTCGAGCGCGCATCGCCCAATCAATCCTGCCAAAGCAGGGAAATGCTGGCGCTTCGCGCCGGTACAACGCCATCGCGTCCTCTGCGCATCCTCCGCGTCCTCTGCGTTAAAGCGTTCTTTTTATTTGATCTGACCCCCAAGGAGGGTTTCCGATGCGTTTCTACTGGCCGATCGCCAAGGTCGATCGCGACGAGCGGATGGTGTGGGGCTATGCCTCGACCGAGGCCGAGGACGACCAGGGCGAGGTCATTCGCCGCGAGGCGCTCGAGGCCGCGCTCGCCGACTACATGCGATTTGCCAACATCCGCGAGATGCACCAGCCCTCGGCGGTCGGCGTCGCGACGCAGGCCGCCGTCGACGACCGGGGCCTCTATCTCGGCGCCCGCATCGTCGACGCCGAGGCGTGGCGGAAGGTCACCGAGGGCGTCTACAAGGGGTTCTCGATCGGCGGCCGGGTCACCGCCCGCGACCCCGGCGACCGCAACATCATCACCGGCCTCAGCCTGACCGAGATCTCGGTGGTCGACCGCCCGGCCAACCCCGAGGCGGTGTTCGATTGCTGGAAGGCGGCAGATTCTCCTCAAGCGCGCGCTCCGGCGGCCGCCCCGCCAACCCCGCCGTCGCGCGCGGAAGCGGACCCCGCCGAACCGGTGCAGATCTGGGATTGCGGCACCGCCGGCCACCGCCACCTCGCCAAGGCCGAGGCGGCGCAATGCATGGCACGGCGCGCCGACATGTCGCCGGCCGATGCGCAGGACCCCGTCGAATATGCCGATCCGGGCTATCAGGCGGACGGCCGTAAGCGCTACCCGGTCGACAGCGAAGAACACATCCGCGCCGCCTGGTCCTATATCCACCACCCGGACAACGCGGCGCGCTACACCGCGGGCCAACTGGCGCATATCGAGGCGCGGATCGTCGCCGCCTGGCGCGAGCGGATCGACCCGCACGGGCCGCCCGCTGCGGCTGTGCATCAGCAGACGGTCGCCGAACCGGACAGTCCGGAACGCCGGCGTCCCGCCGGCAGCCGGCCGGAGGCCGGCGCTCCAACCGAGCATGGCGGCCCGGCCGAGTTCGCCGCGATGGCGCTCGCCGATACCTTGCGCAAATCCTGGCAGCCCGACCTGGCGCCGCTCGGCGCGGCGCTCGCCAAGCTCGCCGACGATCTGCTGCCGCGGCTCGACGCCCTGCAGCAGCGGGTCGACGAGATCGCCCGCACCCCGCTGCCGCCCTTGACGATGGCGCGCGGCATCGCCGCGCTCGCCAAACGCGACGACGGCAACGGCGGCTTCACGTCGCCCGAGCACGTCATCGCCGCGCTCGCCCGAATGAGTGACGAGGAGCGCACCCTCGCCCTGATCAAGGCGTCGCACGCCACCCCGCTCCACCCCGCTATTCGGTAACAGGAAAAGAATGCGAGCGAGGCGGCGCAGCCGCACAAAAAACCCCTCAACGCAAAGGAGGCAATGGTTACGCAAAGTACGCGATGGCAAATCAGCCGCTCCGGTGCCTTCGCGACCTCTGCGTAACCTTGCGCCCTTTGCGTTAAAGCGTTCTCTTTGCCCGGCGTGCGGCCGGGTTTTTCATTCCTAAAGGAGTGACCACATGAACCCGACCCAGGACACCATCGATCTGGTCCGAGGCGCGCTCAATACGCCCGACGACCGCATCGCCAAGACGATCTCGACCTCGACCGGCCTGGTCGCCTACGACCTGCAAGTCCCGGCGAAAAACCTCTACCCGGTGGTGACGCCGATCCGCAACGCCTTGCCGCGGGTCGGGGGCGGCACCGGCACGGCCTCGAACTGGCGCCAGGTCACCGCGCTGACCGGCTCCGGCTTCGACGCGATGGGCTGGGTCCCGGAGGGCCAGCGGTCGGGCCAGATGTCCTACACCACCGCCACCAAATCGGCCTCCTATGTAACGATCGGCGAGGAGGACGCGGCGACCTACGAAGCAATCAGCGCCGGCCGCCACTTCGAGGACATCCAGGCGAGCATGACCTTCCGCCTGCTGCAGAAGCTGATGCTGAAGGAGGAGATGGCGGTGCTCGCCGGCAATGCGTCCTTGCAGCTCGGCATTCCGACGACCCCGGTCCTCTCCGCTTCCGGCACCGGCGCGACCCTGCCGGCCGCGACCTATTCGGTGATCGTTGTCGCGCTGACCCTCGAGGGCTACCAGAATTCATCGCTCGCCACCGGCATCGCCACCACCAAGACGATCACCGGCGCCGACGGCAAGACCTTTGTGTTGTCCGGCGGCTCCTCCAACAAGAGCACCAACGCCACCCAGGCGGTGACCTCGGGCCAGACCCTGTTCGCCAGCGTCACCGCGCTGCAGGGCGCGGTCGCCTATGCCTGGTATGTCGGCACCGCCGGCTCGGAAACCTTGCAGGCGATCACCACGATCAACAGCGCCACCTTCGCCGCGCCGCTGACCGGCGGCCAGCAGGCGGTGTCGGCGATCACCGCCGACAATTCGGCCAATGCCAGCTACGCCTATGACGGCCTCCTGACCGCCGCGCTGAAGGCCGGCTCCAACGCCTATGTCAGCATCATGCCGACCGGCACCGCCGGCACCGGCTCGCCGCTCAACGCTTCGGGGCGCGGCTCGGTCAACGAGATCGACGCGATGTTCCAGCAGATGTGGAACCTCTACCAGGTGTCGCCGACCGTCGTCTACGTCAATGTCCAGGAGTTGAAGAACATCACCGCGAAGGTGTTGTCGAACGCCTCCGGGCCGCTGTTGCGCTACAATGTCAACGGCGACGACAACCCCTACGATCTGGCGGCGGCCGGCGCGGTGTCGTTCTACTTCAATCCGTTCGCGCTAAATGGCGGGCTGAAGATCCCGGTCAAGATCCACCCGCGCGTGCCGCCCGGCACGATCATCGGCTGGGCCGAGAACTTGCCGATCCAGTACCAGTCGAACGAGGTGCCGAACGTCGCCGAGGTCAAGACCCGCCAGGATTACTACCAGATCGACTGGCCGGTGGTGACCCGGCAGCGCCAGGTCGGCGTCTATGCCGAGGAGGTGCTGGCGGTCTACGCGCCGTTCGCGATGGGCGTCATCACCAACATCGGCAACGGCTGATCAATTTCACCGCAGCTCGTAGGGCGGGTGAGCGAAGCGTAACCCGCCATCGCGCAGCCCGCACCAAGGCGGCGGGTTGCGCTGTGCTCCACCCGCCCTACGGCTGAAACCGTAGAGGCACGGAGGACACAGAGGACGAGCGGCGAACCCCACGCCGCTTTTCACCGGCTTCCCGGCGCAAGCCGGGACCCACCATTCCGCCGCTCGTACCTCTGAAGAGTGGATCCCGGCTTTCGCCGGGAAGCCGGTCTTTCTCTGTGACCTCCGTGTCTCTGTGGTGACTCTAATTTCCTTCACGAGGATAAGTGATGGCCTATGGCGATCTGACCACGCTGGCCGACGTCAAAGCCTGGCTGCAGACCGGGCAGAACCCGTTTCCGGCGACCGACGACTCGCTCTTAGAGCGGCTGATCACCGCGGCGAGCCGGTTTATCCAGAGCTGGCTCAACCGCCAGATCGCCGCGGCCGATTGGCAGGAGCTCCGCGACGGCACCGGCGGCCAGCTGATGGTCTTGGCCAACTCGCCGGTCACCGCGATCCTGTCGCTGACGATCGACGGGCTGGCGATCCCGCCGGCCCCCACCCCAGGGGGCGTTGGCGGGGGCTTCGATGCCGGCTACAGCTTCTCCGCGACCGAATTGGCGCTGCGCGGCTACGTCTTCACCCGGCGGCCGCAGAACGTCATCGTCACCTACACCGCCGGCTACCCAACCACGCCGCCGGACATCGCCCAGGCCGCGATCGAGCTGGTCTGCCAGCGCTATCGCGAGCGCAGCCGGATCGGCGAGGTGTCGAAGGCGCTGGGCGGCGGCGAGACCGTCAGCTTCTCGCAGAAGGACATGAGCGAGGACGTCAAGACTGCGCTCTTGCCCTACCGCGTCGCGGCGCCCGCCGGTTTTGCCCGCCAGCTCGCGCCGACGATGACCGACACCGCCTTGCTGACGGCGGCGTTGTGATCACCCCGGTGATCGACGGCGGCGCCGCGCTCGTCGCCAAGCTCGATGCGCTTACCGCGGCAATCCAGGCCGTGCTGACCCGTCGGACCGCGGGCGTCCCGCCCACCCGCTTCCGGCCGAAATCCGCCCGCACCGTAATCCGTCGGACCGCCGGCGTCCCGCCGGCACTCCTCGCCGCGATCGAAGCGGCGATACAACAGGCACTTCAGCTATGATTGCCCGCGAACCGATCTACGCCGCGCTGTTCGACCTGATCGAGAGCGCCGCCGCCTTCGTCACCGCCGAGCGCCGGCTGCGCCATTGGAGCGATGTCGCGCCGGCCGAGCAGCCGGCCTTGTTCCAGAGCCAGAAGAGCGAAGTGGCGGCGATCAAGGCGCTCGGCGCCCCGACGGTGTGGACGCTCAATGTCGAGCTTTACCTCTACGCCCAGTCGAGCGACCCCTACCAGACGCCGGTGACGATCCTCAACCCGCTCGTCGACGCGGTCGAGGCCGCGCTGATGCCCGCCGCCACGACCGGAGTGCAGGACCTCGGCCTCCCCGCGATGGTCCAGCATGCCTACATCGCCGGCAAGATCGAGACCGACGAGGGCGTGCTCGGCGACCAGGCCGTCGCGATCATCCCGGTCGAAATCCTCTGTTTGTGAAACCCAATTATTCACAGTGAGGCAGTGAGGCAGTGAGGCAGTGAGGCAGTGAGGCAGTGAGAAGAAGAAAACGGCCGCGCAGCGGCCAAAAGAATCTTCGTGTGCTTCGTGCGTTCGTTGGTTTTCTCGCGCGCTCCGCGCGCAAATTCTCATTGCCTCACCGTCTCATTGGTGACCGATCAAGGAGCCGAACATGGACGATGATGCCAATGATGCACCGCGACCGCATCCGATTGAAGCGCTCGTCGAGCGCTGGTGGGCCGACCATTTCCCCGGTTCGCCAGTCGCCCAGGTGACCCAGATCTGGAACCACGCTTTCGCCGCCAAGGAGGACCTGAAGCGGCGCCTACAAGAATTCACCAGCGAGGCAAGGACGCAGTGAGAAAAGCCGAACCGGCGTCCCGGCGCAGGCCGGGACGTCGACTTGCAACACGGCAGACCGAGCAGACACGACGTGCAATAGCACCACGCGACAGCGTACCCGAGCTTACGCGATGACGGATCAGCCGCGGCAATGCCGTTGCGTCCTTTGCGCATCCTCCGCGTCCTCTGCGTTAAAGGGTTTCCGTCTCACTGCCTCACCGT